TCAGCACCGTTTACTAAGCCAACCATCATAAAGTTTCCGTTGTAATCTTCAACAGCAACGTGAGGTCTTCCATAAGCCATTAACTTTAACTCTTTGTTGTCTGCTTTAGACAATTTTTTAAGTGTTATGTTTAATGTTTGCTCATAGAACGTAGTTCCGTTTTCTCTTGAAGAATTTACTGTTTGCTCTAATGATGAATTACCTTTTAACTCATACTTACGAGCAGTTAATGCACCTGAAGCACCAGTCATATTAGTTATTTCGTCATCTGTAAGTGTTACAGTACCTAAATCTCCGAAGTCAACAAAATAAATGTTTTTTATTCCACCAACGACATCTTTACAAGGTTCTTTTCTTCCTAAAGTTAAATCACAAGCCATAATTTTTAATTTTTTTATAAAAAAAGGGCGGTAGGCTCAAGGCTTACCTACCCTTTCTTAAGTTGAACAATTTATTTATTATGATGTAGCGTATAATACTACTTCAGTTCCAATTCCGTGCTGAATTCCAGCAGTAAATCTCATAACAACTCTCACATTTTGAGAACCGTCTAGGTCTGCCATATCAATTACTTTTACTTCGTTTTGGTCAGATAATAGACCTGTTCCGAAGAATAAGTTTGATTTTTGTGCTGCTACAGCATCGTTATCAGATAATCCTGGAGCTAATGCAATTTGAATACCATCAAACTGAAGACCAGCACCACCATTATACCATTGTGTACCTTGATTGTTTGTACCTGCTGCTCCTAATCCTGAAGCTCCAAATCCACCTAATGCTCTAATGTAGTTTCTGTACATATTAGAAGGTAAGTAGATAGTCATATCTTCTGAACCATATACTGTTGATGGAATTGCATCAGCAATTTTACCAAGCTCTGTAATAACGTTAGCTGCGGTTGAAGCTGTACCTGTTACGTCAACTACGTCTGAATCAGCACCTAAAGTAGTGATAAATCCATCAAACTGACCAGCAGTTGCGTTTGTACCTGTCCAAATGTTAGTTTCGATTCTTTGAGCTACTTTATCTGCAACGTGTGCAATTAAAAAGTCAGAGAATTTAGATGGTAAGTTGTCAAATGCAGAATATCCCATTTGTACTGCTTCCCAATCGCTTCTAAAGTCTTTCTTACATAATTCTAAGTTTACTTGAAACTCTTCAGGTTGTAAGATTCTTTCAGTAAGAGTAAGTGTTGATGTATCGTCAAAATCACAAGTTGCGTTTTTTACAATACCATCTGTTGCCACTTTTTTCATTACTTGTTTGTATTTAACATTAGGTACTGTTGTAATATTACCTTCTGCTAAAGTTTTACCTGATAATAAAGCTGCAGAAATATATTTCCCAGCAAATTCACCAGCGTAAGTAGTAGTTATTGAAGTTGTTGTTGCCATTATTTATAAATTAATTTAATTATTAGTTATTGCGTTTAATACTCTATTGTAAGTAGTGTTTCTATTTGCGTTTGGAGCAAACCTAACACCTATTTTATCACTTACTTCGTTTTCTGGTGAATGAGAGATTGCTTCAGCAGGTTCATCAGCAGATAGTTCTTGTGGAACTTCTTCTTGAGCTTCTTCTTTAGCTTCTATCATACCTCTTAATTTCTCTACCATAGCTTTAAGTTCTGACACTTCGTCTTTAGTAGCATATTCTACAGCAGGAGCTTCTTCTACTGGATTATCCTCGTAGTTTTCCTCTTGTAGTTCGTCAGTAGGCTCTTCTGCAGAATAAGTTACTTCTTTAATTTCTGCTTTAGGAGCTACCTCTTTATTCTCCTTCTTAGCTTCTTGTTTTTTAGCTTTAGGAGCTTCGTCTTTTAATTCAACATCAGGAGTGTTTACTTCTTCTGAATTAGTTGATAAAAGAACATCTTTGATTTTTGTTACAATTTCACTTGCTTTCATAAGATACTTTTATTTATAATTATTACTGATTAAAATTTAATTGTTGTATTTTCAAACTTTACCAACTCCTTGAGCTTGAAGTGTTCCATCACAACATTTTGTAGAATAAGTTTTTCCATCAGGACATAAACATCCTCTTGACGAACTCTTTGGTGAAGAGTTACTTACTGTTGCTTTTTTATTTCTTTTCATCATTTTATTGGAACACAATTAGGAACTTTTCTACCATCTTTATCTTTCATTCCTATCTGCTCATATCCTTCTGTGCAAGGAAGCTTTAAATTGTGTTCCTCACAAGGCATATACCACACATCTCCTTCGTACTCGTGTGTATGATACCCTGAACAACCTATGTCTTCAGCAGCTTTTTCTGCTTCTTCCTGTGTAGTATAAGCAGCTCTACCATCTATAATTGTTGATGATGCTTCTATTGCATCAAGTCCTTTTAATTTAGATGTTGTCCAAGTAAGCATTGATTTACCACCCCATAATAAATATGATATAGTTCCACAAGCTTCACTATCACCTGGCTTGTAATAAGCAGATGCCCTCGATAAATAGGAGTATATGCGTTTAAGAGTAGATAACGTAAAGTTTTCTCCTTTTTCAAGCTGTCTAGCTCTAACCTTACCGACTTGAGTTGCACATTTATTGTTTACTTTTTCGTTTAAAGCAATACCTCTTTTAGCATTGTTTTTTGCAGATTGAGGATAACCACCATAAGATTCTAATTCTACGTCTTCAGTTAAAGATGCTAATACTTCTGCTAGTTCATATTCTGCGTTCAATTCATTTAAACAGTCATCACAAGCATTTTCTTTTACACTCTCTTTAGGTCTTTCCATACCATCAGCAAAATAACCTTCAATAGAAAATCCTTTTACTTCTCCTTCTTTTACTGCTTTCCACACATCATCATTTAATACTTTCATAGAAACCATCCAAGTTCCTTTAGGTAGGTCAAAACCATAAGCAGCAGCTTTATCTTTTTCTGGGTCTTCTATTAACCAAGATTCTACAACTGACATATCAGATAATTCAAATGAATGTTCAAATGTAGAGTTTTGGTGTTTGCTTTTAATAAAGAATAATTCAGATGCTTTTCTTACAGTATCTTCAGAGAAGTATATATAATAATCATCTTCTTCTCCTTTTCTAAATATCTTCTTGTTAGGGATAAGTGCAGGACCCATAAGAATCCTTTTCTCTGCATCTACTTCTGCAAGTTTAATATCTTTGTGTTCCTTTAATGCAATAAAGTCTTCTTCTATTGCTGGATTTTCAACGACAGAGATAGCTTCAATACCACTAATCTCGTTTTCTTCGTCTATAATAAGCTCTATTATCTTTTCCATAATTAAATAACCCTACTCGGTCTATTTTGTTTTATTATCCTATTGATGCTCCTTCTATTGTACTACGTTCAAGTTCTTGAGCTGTTGATACATCAGATGCTACAACAAATGCTTTTATTGGTTTATCATCTTGACCAGATATTGCTTGAGCTAATTGACTTTCTTGTGTAGCACCTACTACGTTAAATGCAGGAGCTTGTATTTGTGGTGCAGAACCTGATGTTCCTGATGCTGGTGCAGAACCTTGTATTCCTGCTCCTGTTGATGTTAATGATGTTGCTAATATTCCTGCTACAGATAAACCTGCACTTAATTTAGTTGCAGCAATTCCTTTTGCCAACATTGCTTGATTTAAAGCTATTTGTGTACCTGCTATAGTTGGTCCAACGAAAGGTATAGAAGCATAAGCTGCTGTTACTTGCATATTTGCTGCTTGTGTTGCTGCTGTTTGAGTTGCTATACTTTGTTGAGATTTTATTATAATATCTGCAATAGCTGCTCCTTTTTCTAATACAAGACCAACTTTTGCAAGTGTGCTTCCTTCTTCGGCTATTGATGTTAATATTCCTGCAACTTGCTCTGCAAAACCAACTCTTTGTGTTTGTATATTTTGTTCAGCTTTTAATCTATCTTGTTCAATTTTAATAATGTCGTTAGCATATCTAATAGCTCTTAATATGTCTCTTTGTCTTCTTTGAGCTTCTTTTTCTCTTCTTGCTTCTCTAGCACTTTCTATTTTTTGATTAAAGTCTTCTTCTATAGCAAATAATATTTCTTTTGAAGCTCTATCCGTTTCTGCTTGTTTTAGAACTAATTGTTTTTGTTGTTCTAATTGTTCGTCTTTGTGTAATCTGTCATCTATTTTTGCACCCTCAATATATTTTTTTCTTAAATCATCTAATCTTTTTAATCTAGCTTCTTCTAATTTACCTTCTCTATCACCAAAAGCTTCATTTGATAACTCAAAGTCTTCTAACTGTTTAAGGATATTTTGTATATTTTCATTTCTTAATTTTTGTTCTTCAACAAAACTTTCATCTATATTTTTTAATCTTCTCTCCCTATATACTTTTCTAAACTCCTCTTGTGATGTAAATTCCAACTTAAACAAAAGTCTCATTTTTTCTAATTCACCCATAAAAAGTCTCTGTGCTTTTTGTATAAAGCTTTCATCATCAATTTCCTTTATATCTTTAAGTCTTCCTCCTGTTGCTTCTAACTCTTCTATATATAGTTTTTCTAATTGAACTTGTAACGCTTGGGCTTTAGCTAATCTTTGTATAGATATAATTTTATCATCTATTTGCTTTCTTGACTCTTTTGTCAATTCACCTTCTTCATCTAACTGTATGTTTAAATCTTTATAGTTGTCATTTAATTGTGCAACTGTATCAGTCATTTCCTGTTGAGATAAATTTCCTCTATCTACAAGAGACAAAAATGTTCTTAAATCTGAACCAGCTTTACCAATTGCATCCGCCAAAGCATTAACTTCTTTTTTAGCCATCCCAGCAGCTATAGCTTGACCTTCCAGCATAGCTATTACAGCTTGAAATGCCAAAATAATTCCCAAAGGACCAAAAAATGCTTTTCCTAA